GTCTGAGGCTAAATCGTTGTTTGATCAATCTATAACAATAGTTAAGCGAAACGGTGTATCGGCAATTTCATGATGAAAACTTTTGTTAAAAAACTTAATGAGATCAAAGATCTATTAAAAGCTGGACTGATGCCAAGCTTAAGGATGCCATCAATTGAGCCTCCAAAACCCCCGAAAGCTCCCTCAATGGCTCCTAAGTCCAAGAAGAACCCTATTAAGGTTGCGGAGCAGATCAAGACTCCACAAGCAAAAGATTTTGCTATGGGACAAGCAGCTATGCAGGTCAAGGCGAACACAAATCCTCTCGCGTTTACAACTAAGTCCGAAGGCGAATCTTATCAATATCACATCCTTCAAGACGGCTATAGGATTACCGATCGGCCGCTAACTTTGCAAGAAATAAACTCTCAACACGGCGGGGTAAAAAGACTGGAAACCGCTGGCTTTCGTCTAGTTCCGTCGGTCAAAGAGAAACTTAAGCTAGAAAAGAATGGTCAGTGGTCTATAGTTAAAGATTAACGAGGCCGCATGAAAACAATCTTAGCCTTCGATCCTGGGGCTTCCTCAGGATACGCTGTAGCTCGTATTCAAGGCGATAATTGCGAGATCATTGAATACGGGTTCATAGACGTCGATACATCGTCGCAGTATATCGGTGACTGGTGTCTCGATCTCAAGAATAGTATCTCAGAATTGCAGAATCGCGTCCTGGCAGACGAGATCGCGGTGGAGGACTACTTCTTCGGGGCCAGATTTGCCTCAGGATCCAACGTGAACCCTGCGTATCGCACCGTAATTCATATGTGGGCTAGAGAGCAAAATCTTCACTATGAGGTGTTAAACATCTCAAACTGGAAGGTGTTTGCAGCAGGAAGATCGACGCCGACAAAGGAGCAGAAGAAGAGATGGGGCGCAACACCGGCAAAGAAGCTCATGATCGTTCAAGCACTATGGGAAAGGTTTGGAATAAGATTTCCAAATCATAGTATTTCGACTACTACTGGTAAACCTATTTACTTTCGATTCGACGTTGTTGACGCTGTAGCTCAGGTGATGTACGCTTCGTATTTAAGATTCAATTGTAGAAATTTTAAATGCACGGTCAGTATACCACCCGATGTAATCTTTAAAAAGGTTAATAATAAGCAGTTCTTATATGATTAGGTACAATGATAATTATTTATCGAAAGGAGTCTGTTATGACTAAGAACAAGATCAAGTATGGAAAAGCGAGCAGTATCCTATCAAAGGCTTTCGTCGAAAACCACTCATCAATATCGCAAGATCAAGCTGAGCATCTTATAGCTAAATCCGAACAGACCATCAAGGCACTTAAAGACGAGCAAGCTAATGATGAGAAGCTTATTGCTGCACAACAGATCGTCAAGGATCTAAAAAGTGGTTACTCTTCTGTTGTCAAACTCGAGCGCGCGAAGATTGATTTCTTGCTAGGAAAGATCCAGGAGATCGAGTCAGGTGAAGTGAATCCAAGTTCTAGTTTAACCCTATAAAAATATTGGAATAATAAATGACTACATTAAAATCTTTGTATCTGGACGGCTCCAACGGTCTAAACAAGAAACTGTCTGATGCGTTTGATCTAGGAAGAAGATTCATACTTCCTCAGTACGAGGATATCGTACTCGAGGACGCTGTCGACATCTCGACTACAAGTCCTATGTTCACGATAGCCAACAGCGGATCGAACGCCGCCATACTTGCAGGTTACAAGGTTAAGTATCTGGACGGTGGAACAGAATCAGAGCTGATCGTAGCTTCTCCCGTAACAGTCGGATCGACCTTTGATACCACTGTAGCTCCCTCTGGAGCTTTGACCGCAAAGTCATTGACGTATTCTAGTCCTCGTCCAGCATCTTACGCAACTCTCCTACAGGGGCTTCAAGCTGCTGCAGCAGCTGGAAAATCCGTGTTCACGGTGCTCGTGACAACAACTGATAACCCGACATACTTGAGACTTAAAGGCAACTATCTCAATGCGTACTTTGCCGGCATCTACTATGCTTTAGATAAAGAAGGCATATTTAATACCTATGAGGTGTCACTTGCCCTTGACGTCTCGGACACAACCACCACCAAGGTGGCATTTAACTTCTCGTTCACATATAGTTGAACATTAAAAAATACATGATAGGATGTAAAATCCTCCATACATACATGGAGGATTTATGCTTTGGTCCGATCAAAAAGATGTGTTCGAGAAGATGATCGAAAACGAAAGAAATTTGTTAATCAGCAAGGGTGCTGAGTACGCTGGAGATCAAGATTGTCTCGCTAACTTCAAGGATGCCGACATCGTAGGAATGAATCCTAAGCAGAAGTTATGGGTATACTTATCTAAGCATATGTCCTCTATCGCTTCTTACATAAGGCATGGAAAAGAATTCTCCAATGAGCCCATAGAGGGTAGGATAGCCGATGCGAGGAACTACCTCGCGTTACTATATATGTTGATACACGAAGAGAAGACAACTTCGCCAGATAAGGCTTGTCAATGCAAAAACAGCAAAAAGTGAATAATAAGAAAAAGGACGCTATAGTAAGATCTTTCGCCTCATTGGCCAAGAAGTTTAAGCGTGAGATCAAGATGGAAGATCTTAAGACTCTGGGCATCACCAGAGACATGATCGCCCACCACTTTGGGTCCTTGACTGCTCTCGAGAAAGTCGCAAGGGACAAGTATCCTAATAGCTTCTTCGACATCACAGTTGAGCAACTATACTCACCAAAATCATTGTCTAAGCTAAGAGAAGACGTCGCTTCCTCTAAGCGGTTCGTCATCACCACCGCGGTCAATGGGTGCGAGATACACGAGAAGTTCTACGCTTCTATCAAGAACTTCTGCAAGATCAACGATGCTCAACTATTGATCCTTGTTGCTTCAGATCCCGCTCACAGTAGAGCAACTCAATGGGGCACGATATCGGCTCAACTGAAGGATGAGAACATAGTTCTGGAAGATACGAGCCTAAATTCTAACGTCTTCATATCAACGATCAAGTTGTCGGCGAAGCACATAGATCCGACCACAGGTCTTGGTCGTATAGGCCAGAGGAACGGCACGTTCATATATGCTTCACCAAAGCAAAGACTTAAGGCCGTACCGGTGTCGAACAGTTCACTTCCATGCTTCATGATGACCACGGGGGCAATAACAGTCAACAACTACGACACCGATGTCTACATGTCTCAGCGTACCGCGTACATCGCGAAGAATGATCATGTCTTGGGCGCTATCGTAGTAGAAATAGTAGATAGTGATTACTATCATTTTAGACAAATACAAGCTGACTCTAAGGGAACTTTTTTCGATCTGGGTGTGAGGTATTCACCCTCGTCCACATCCAAGGTCAGACCAGAAGCTTTCGTTCTGGGAGATTGGCACGCTGGATCGACTGATCCTCAGGCCAGGGCCGCCTGGACGCAGGTAGCCGAGTTGATCCGGCCTAAGAGGATCATCCTTCACGATGCGTTCGACGGCATCTCTATAAATCACCACGAGGGTAACTATAAGCTTCTTAAGGCTCAACGCTCTGAGAAAGGGCAACTCTCGTTGTTATCAGAGCTAAACATCTTAGCAAAAGATATCAAAGATTTAGCTGGTCTAACAGACGAGGTAGTCGTGGTGAAGTCGAACCATGATCAGTTCTTGGAGCGCTATCTTCAGGAAGGCAAATACGTAAACGATCCTCAGAATCATCGTTTGTCGTTGACACTTGCTCTGCAGTTCTTAGATAGGAATGATCCGTTGAAGTTTGCTATAAATAATATCTGTCTCAAGAACGATATAGTAACCACTAAGGTTAAATGGTTAGCTATAGATGATGATTATCGCGTGGAAGGAATTCAGTGCGGCGCCCACGGTCATCTCGGTGCCAACGGTGCCAAGGGTTCTATAGAGGCGATGGAGAGCGCGTACGGAAACTCGGTTTCCGGTCACTCTCATACGCCTCAAATTCTTCGTGGGGCGTGGTGCGTAGGTACGTCTTCTCTTCTTAAGTTGGAGTATAATCGTGGCGCTTCTTCTTGGCTTCATTCTTCCTGTCTAATATATCCAGGCGGATCCAGACAGCTCATTAATTGCATTGACGGCAGATGGAAACTCTAATTATCGAATATTAAATATAGATGTATAATCTGACAATCCAAAGATGAGGGTCAGATGAAAGCATATCTATACGTAGACGTTGAAACCAGTGGGTTAAGTCCGTCGATTAACGACATTGTGCAACTAGCATGTGTTCCTGTTATTGATGGTAGGTCTCACGAGTCATTTAATGAATTTTGTCAACCGGCAAACTGGAACACTATTGATGCCAAATCTATAGAGGTTCACGGCATAACAATCGAGATGATGAGGGGATTTCAATCCCCACATGCGATGTTAGATAAGTTTGTCGCGTATCTTGCAAAATTTAACACTAAATTTGTTATTGCTGGATACAATTCAAACTTCGATAAAGCCTTTTTAGGTGCAATTTTTGCTAAAAATGCTAGATCTAACGAGTATTCTAAGTTTTTTTCTAAACGAAATTCGTGATGTCCACGCCAGAGCAAAAGCCGTCAAAGATAAGCTAACATCTACAAAATTAAAGCTTGTTAATTTGGCTGAAGAGTTTGGAATAGAGATTAAAGCGCATGATGCTTTAAGTGATATTCAGGCAACGATAGAGGTTGATAAAAACTTATCAGCCATCATCGGTGAGGATTTCGAAGAGATATCTGTCAAAGACGACAAGCAAGTTCTTGGACTTTCTGAGTTGCCTCAACTTCATCTTCATTCAGAGTACAGCAACACAGATTCTGTCTCCTCAATAGAGGAGTGGGTGTATTGGGCTGCAACAAAAGGCGTAAAAGTTTTATCTTTTCCAGACCACAACTGGGCGGCTTCTCTCTATAAGGCAATAAACGTCAAATCGGTAATAGAAAAAGTAAACAAAACCCACAAAATATCGCTATCTGAATCTGACATCAGTATTGTTCCAGCCATCAGCATCAACATTGTTGATCCCGATAATGGACTCAATAAACCGTTCAAGATGAACGCCTGGGCAATATCCAATGTTGGTTATAGAAACCTGTTAAAGTTGGCATCGATGGGTTGGGATTGCGGCATAGAAGACTCTGGTATCCCAATTGCCATACTTAACATAAAAGAGGTTCTTGCCCTCCAGGAAGGAGTCGTGTTTGGCACAGGATGCGAAAATGGGCTGGTTGGTGCTATTGTCTTGTGCGAAGACGACGAGAAAGTGAAAGATTCAAAGCTCAATCAAGTTATCGGACAATTTCATCGAGTCGTATTGGAGCTATTGCCTTTCGACGTCATTAAATACTTCGACAAAGGCCTAGGCTTTAGAAACTTTTCAAAGACACCGTCCATCCCAGACGGAAATTTAACAAAAGCAATCAACACGCTTATTAAAAGCGTAGGTGAAAAATACGGCTATAGATTTATAATATCTACCGCAGCTCACTTCATAAACGAGGAAGACAAGGTCTTCCAAGACGTGGTATCGAAGTCTTCCTTTAAAGACAAGCGCTTTTTTTACGACACGCGATATCAAAGATCTCTAGATGAGTGTGCTGCTATATTAAGGCGCCATCTCGGGGATTGGCTATCTTTAG